TAAAAGTGATAATTCTTGTTATGAAGATTTTAAAGATAGCGAGGAAGGATATATTTTTGAATGTAAAGATTGTAAATATATGGAAGTGTATAGAGAAGATGTAGACACGGGCAAAGTTATTGAAAATTATGCAGGGTACGAGCATTATTATAATCAACAAGCGAGCGAGCAGAAGGGATAATATGGCAAAAGAAAAATATAAAATACCAGAACATTATTTTTGTTTAAATGATATGACACCCGCATTTGAAGTTGAAGAGTGTATAATGCAAGAGTGTGAGAGCGCAGGCTTAGACATACGAGAAGATGAAGACCTTGCAGAAGAGCGGGGTTATGACCGAGCGTTTGAGGTTGTTAACCCATACAAAAATAAACTTAAAAAAGTTTTAGAAATTTGTAAAACTAATATGAAAGTTGATTGGGTTAGTGCAGATATGGAAGTCTGTGAAGAGTTTGGAGAAATTGTTAAAATAATAGAGGAGAAGTAATGAAAAAATATACTAAAAAAGATTTTTTAGAATATGCGAGCGCATTTGATTACCAAAATGACATAGATGAAGGAAACATAACGGGGTATAAAACAGATAAAGAAATAAAAGATGATATGAAAAAATGGAATTTAAAAGATTTTCATACTCATTTTGGTTTTAGTCATTTTAATGAATATAGTGGTGATCATAAACTAAAATCTACAAGCTAGACAAATACTTTACACAATCTTCAAGCGAATCAACAATAGGATCAAGCGATGACAACGATGAATCTACAAGCGCAAGCGATTGCTTGCCTTCAAATAACAAATGCTTATCCTTCCACTGCACAAGCACAAAAGAATTCTTAGGATGGGTGACATGAAACGATACTTGATGAGGGGACAGGCGAGCTCTATTGCCGTTAGCTACTTTTAATTCTACAGTGAAAAAGTTGCAGTTATTATTATAGCCCAATAGATCGGGAGTACCAAGTAGGCTAAGGTTTTCCAACCTAGTCCAAATGATATCTTTTGAAACACTTTTAAGTTTTTTATATAGTTTAGTTTCTGAGCCCACAATTTCATTAATAATCCTTCTGAAGTTTATCTGGTAAGATAAGACTAGAAGGTTTTTCGGTTTTCATAACCAATCTGTGTGCACTATGACCTGGCTGACCAATAATTGGATGTGCATTTTCATGTACTTCCATTCTTCTGATAGCGTGTAGCTTTCCTTTAATCTCTACATAGATAACGGCATTCTTAACTGCGTCACTACCTTTTGTAAAGTTGCTTAGAAACAACTGCAAGTCTTGTACTCTCATGAATCTTTTTGTCTTAACTTAGTTGACAAGTCCTCTATCACTTTTCTGTATCCTTGCAAGAGATTTTTATTAGATTCATTCTCTGATAATATTTTTTTGAATTGAAATACTTCTTTTTTTAAAACACCAACCAAAAACTCATACCCTTTGATAGTTTGTTTTAATTCATCAATCTGTCTGGTTAAATCTAGCTGACCTCGATCTTCTTTTATATTAACTTGAAACTCATTTTCATGGGTCATATCTTCCCCATGTTCTTTTAAATGTGTATATGTGCGTTTCTCTTTCATTATTGACTTTATAGGATAATTACTTTAAATTGTCAAACATGGGAGTTCCAAAAAGATTAACAGAATTACAGCGTAAGTTTGCTGAAATACTAGTATTTGGTGACAAAGACGGTAAGCCAGTGACAAAAACTGAGGCGGCAAGATTAGCTGGCTTTAGTGAGAATAGATTAAGTCAAGAAGGATACGAGTTAACAAACCCCAAATATCATCCACTAGTTGTAGACTATATAGGCAAATTAAGAGAAGAAAAAATACAAAAATTTATGGTGACATTTGATGGACATCTTGCAGAGCTAGATCGTATTAAAGAAAAAGCATTGAAGAAGGGATCCTTTTCAACAGCAGGTAATATGGAGATAGCTAGAGGAAAAGCAGCAGGATTATACATAGATAGAAAAATTATTAAGACAGGTAAGTTAGAAGATCTATCTGAACAAGAGTTAGAAAACAAAATGAAACAAATACTAGAAGACTATGCACCTATTTTAAATGCAAAACAAATAGACGGAGAAGTTATATCTTCTGAATCTTCTTCACCCACTGACGAGGAATCATCGTTCGATCCCCAAAAGTAATACCATCTTCATCTTTGTCATAAGAAGCAAACATCTTAATTGATTTATCATCTTTTGAGTACAACCAACCTTCGTTAACTGGAAAGGCAAGTTTCATTTTATCGAACTCTTTTTCATTAGCCCAAGCCGAGTCACTTACACAGTCGACCCACTCCACTCTGACTTTTTGAAAAGGTATATCAGGAGTTGTTATAGTGTTGATAGCTTTACGTCTTTTCCTAGGCATATCTCCATATATCACCCCTATAAGAGATGTACCAGATAAATCACTTAACAATTTTCCCATTTATTTGTCCTGGCTGGCACTCCTGTACTCAGTTTGGACTAACCTTTTGTATAAAAATAGGTCTAAATGACATAAATTTCTGTCACTAAAACAGTTTCTGTCACTAATTTTGTCACGTATTATTGTTGTATACCAACACTAATAGCTCATTCTGACACTTTGACACTTTTTTTTCGTGTTTTTTTTTAACGTCTCTCATTTATCTGTGACATCTCTTATGTATTGTCTATGCCTTTTTTTGGACATAATATTTTCTCATTACTGCCACTTTGTCCTCAGCTTCTGCAATAATTTGTAATAGTTTGTCAACTTCACCAGTAATATCTATGTGTTCTGGTATAATTATATTATTCTCGTTAAAAGACTGTATCTTGTATAATGAGTCTTCTATGGTTGCTTCATATCTCTTTAGAAGCGTTCTAAACAACATATCGTTCATTTTATCTCCTTTAATATATCTTTTAGTTTTATAGCCAATAAAAATTTAGCTTTCTGCCTGCATTTTAATACTAAACATTTAATTTTATAAATTAATTTACCTTTTTTTGTCATTAAAGTCCTCTTCCTTGATATCAACCTTTGCCTTCTCTTTCTCATCAAACATTAGGTCATGATACATGTCCAATCTCTTCAAAAACTTATGTTTCCAGGCCCTTAATTCATGATCCGTGATCCGAAATTCCTGATAAAATAAGTCAGGAGTACATACCATGATCAACCCTTGACGGATATTACTCTTGTATACATAATCATGGGCCATGGCATATGCCGCAATTTGAAGATAATAGTCTTCAATCCACTCTTCTTTCTTAGGTCTATTAGATTGCTTAAAGTCTACAATAGTCTCCATACCATTGTGATTACATACGAGGTCAGTGCTCCCAGCGTACAACCCAGGATAAAACAACGTGACTTCCGAGCCGTAATATTCCGTAACATTTGATAAACCCTTCTCAATAATTTTGTTGGCCATGGGACGCGCCTCCTGTCCGATCCCTGTAAGATCATCGTACCCAACTCCTTCCACATAAGACTCGAGGAATTTGTGCATAGCTGTCCCCCTAGAACTACTATGAATTTTGATTCGTTCTGCCTCTGATTCTCCAACTTTAGCCTTCCATTTTTTTAAAAAATCTGTGTTTTTGGTGGCCCCTAATATCGTAGTCACAGACGGAAGTCTATAATTACTTATCTCATAAACTCTTTTTCCAGTATCACCATCTGTTATTTGTTTACCACTAACGTATTGGAATCTTTCTTTAAGAGGGATCTTACGTCCAATGTTGTTATACTCTTCGCAGTCTTTATCATTCATCATAACTTCTTTTTTAACTCCTCCAGATATTGACTATTCTCTTGTCTCCTAATTAAGTCTTCCATATCCTTGCTTTGTTTATTTCTTAATATTCTAGCGTGTTTACGCCAAGCCCAAGAATTAATTTCACCTGCCCACTTCATTAGAAAGTGTAGTCCTTGGTATATATATTTATCAAACATTTTTATTCCTCCTTTTAAAGTCTGCTAAATGAATTATGTTATCAGCGTTTATTTTTTCCTTAGTGTAGTGTTCAATTACTTGTTGTATCTTATGTAGTTTAGTATGAGCAAAGGGCCAAAGCAAACAACACACATAAAATGCATCCCGAAATACACAACGCCATCTCCATTGTTTAAGATACGGTGTACCATCTTTACGGTTTCCTTTTATAGGTTTAGGAGTTAATGTTCCAACTTTTAAAACTTCATGGAGCCAGATTAATACACTTCTATCAGTCATTGTGATCTCCATATTAATACGCATAGAATTCGTGGTTCGATATCCAGGTTTACCCTTATGTTTCTTTTTCTTCTCTAAACTTCTTTTAAAATGTATGGATCCTTCACCATCAAAAAGCCCTGCAATATAAGCCTTATCTACCTCACTTACCATTCTTTACCATTATTCTAACGACCGTAGTCCAGGGATTATAATCAGCTTTAGTGCACTGATTGAGCAGGATGATCAATACCAAAATCCCCATTATCCTCATAATCATATATTTCCCCCTGCGATTCACAGTCAAAACACTGATAAATCTCTTGTTCATTATCAAAAATATTAGATACTTTTATAAATCCATTTCCCCTACAAGTAGGACAAATATATACTCTTTTAATCTTTTTTGAATTGTCCATTATACTTTTTTGCTTTCTCATTTGCTATTGCTTCGATTGTTTTTGCTACACTTAACTTTGCGTCAGGAAGTATCAGTTTAGATAATCTCTCCAAGACTTTGTATGTTTCTTTAGATAGTGAAACATTTCTATATTTACTCATATCAGTCATGTATAATACCTTTCATATTTTTATTTAATATAGATCAGTTTATAGGATTGTCAATGACAAAATTTGTTTTATTAATGGTTTTATGTAGTGAACTTGCGTCTCATCAGTGCAAGATTATACCTACACCTAACGTATTGTTTGATGACTATAGTAGTTGTATAATTTATGGTTATGATTACTCTTACAAATTAATAGCTGGCTTCGACCCAGAATGGACAAACAGTATGAAAGCTTATACCAAGTTTTCTTGTGAGGTTGACAAGATTATTTAATGTTGATAGAGGTTAGATCTTCTCACCATTACCTACCCTTTATTTTTCCCTCTTAGGGTAGGTGTTACTTACACATACAACCAATAAAGTTTCCACTATTATCATTCATAATATGTAAATTTAAAGTGTTAACATATCCACTTAGTTTGAGTCTCAACACATCACATAACTCAAAACAATTTAATTGATCAGCCAATACTATTCCTTCCAGTATTTTTTCTGTCACTGGAATTAGTTGATACAGTCCGTCGTTCATTATTATTAGATCCATTTAAAAACTCCTTTAGTTTTTTATACCACAAATCTTTATAAACTTTATCTTTTGTTTCGTGATAAAGGTTTGCTAATGTGTCTAGTTCCTTTGATGTACTCATTGTTTCTAGTTCCCCATAGTATAACATTTTTAAGTCCTGGTGCTTTGATGTCCATATGGACACCAAAAGATTTCCAGGCCTTCTTCATGATATTAAGTTCAAGTAATAGGTTAGCCCATTGTCCTTGGTTCGTGCACGTTGTTTTAATGGTGATTGTTTTTTCTTTCATTTTTCTTTCTTAGTTTTACAACATTTTTTCCAAACATTTTATTTGAAGTTTCAACCCTCAATTTTCTTGCGTCTTTTTCTAATTTTTTCTCTAAGTTTGGATCATCGTGTTCTGCTTGCATTTGTTCACTGCTTTTAGGACAACCCATTATATAACTGTAGATAAATTTTTTACTATCATCAGTTTTTTTATGAACATTATCAACTTGATCCTGTATCCATGATTGAAGATCTGTAAAATAATCTAACTTTGTTAAAGCATCCCAATTTTTAAAACCACCTCCAGTGATGTTAACTCTTTGCGATCCAATAAAATTATCAGATTCATCTCCATCATCGTTATGATCTATGTTGCCAAAGTCATCATCCCAATAAGTTGTAATAGTTACTTTCTTTATGTAGTCTTTTTTAGTCATTTTTTTCTCCTGTATTTATTTCTAATAAGATACTAGGATATTAAATGATAGTTGTCAACCCTGGCCCTTGTATCTTGTCATTTTTTTCTGCCTCTTTTCCGCCTTATTTAAACTTTTCTTGTGTTGACGGGGGCCTCTTTTCTTAGGTTTATCTCGAGGTGTAAAGAATTTAAAACTTTGTCTAGCCATTCTTCCATTCTTTTACAAAAGCATCTGCATCTGTAGGTTTTGTTATGTGTGGTAGATAACTTATTTTACCGTTGACGTGTTGTTCTAGATCTGCACCACAGTTCATGCATCTATATAATTCATTACTTAATCCAACTAACATAGTGAACTCACTACATGTTGGACATTTACCATTTACTACTTCTGCTGAAATTTTTACCATTACTCTAATATTAGCTTTTTTATAGAGAAAGATCCATCTATATTTTTTTCGAGCTCAACCATCGACTTGATGCACTGGTACTTTATGTGCGATTTAGCTTCACGTCTAGCTGTACGTGCCCCTTTTAAACAATCAGACATTGATGTTTGCAAACGTGCCTCCTTGATCTCTCCGTGTACAATCATAAGTAAAGCTATCGCTAACTCTGTCATCAATGGGCTCCGTTACCGTTTGCTCTTACCTTATCTTTTAATGTCTCTACATCTATTAACAATTTTTCAGTTTGTTTTTGTATAAACTGTATGTTTACTTTGTTGTGCATCATGTCTTCAATTCTTGTTTCAATCTGCTCTACAGATTTATATAGATCTTCGAGTAAAAAATGTTGTTCCTGGTCCAC